GTATAACCTAATTCTTCCATCACACACCTCCTTATATATTATTCGCTTTTAATCACTCTGCGTGTTTTCTTTGCGGGCTCCGCTTCGTCCTCCTTGTGGACGCGTCTTCTGATAGGGGCTGCCGCAGGCTTCTCTGTTTCAGTTTCAGTTTCCCTCTTTATATTAATAGCGTTGGTTACATTGAAACCTGTTTTATTCAAAATAGCTTCTCTTTTAGCCACATCATTTAGAGGCAAATTAACAGCCATTGTTTTGATTATTTCAATAACACCTTCCGGTGCAAAATCCAAACAATCTAGAAATTCATCTAATGAACCATTTTCCATTAGATTTTTAATATCCGTTGCAGTATAATTGTATTCAGGTTCCACTTTTCCTAAAATAATTTTTACAGCTTCTGGGTCTCCCAAAACAAAATTATTTCTAAGTAGACTCATTCCGCCTGGAGTATAAGATAATTTAATTAACTCATCTAAAGAAACCTCTTTAATTTCTCCAGGTTGAAAAACACGATGTAGTCCATTCAATTCTGGAATATCATAAAATACTGCCGCGTTATCTCTATTACGAATTTTAACCATTCTTGTTGTATCCATTTTAAACTCCTTTTATCTCCTAGTAAGAAAAGGGGCTTAATCCAATGCTTAAGCCCCTTTATTTTATCCATTAACTAACGTCATTTGTCCAACACGACCTACGCCGACGACGTTACTATCAGCGTCCGGTATTAGTTTCCCAACTCATACCAGCCTGTACTATTAGTAGTATCCTCCCAAGCACCTTGAGAAGTAGGTAAGTTACTCTTTGTTAAAGAACTATTCTTATATACGCAAATACCAGGATTTACATGATAAACAGCAACACCCATCTTCTTATATGTTTGGATTTCTCTTGACCAATCGTCGTTACTTTCAATCTCTCTTACCGCAGAAGCACCCTCGAAAGCAACCTTAACAGGTTTCTCAGCTCCAGTAGGGATAATCCATGCGTAAGAAGGATCCATAACCTTCATCTCATTATCAGCGTCCTCAAAACTTTGAGGAAGAATAATAATAGTATGGTTCTTATAGTTCTTGAAAGAACCGTTATTCCATAAATCTTCCTTCATTCCATCAGAAAGATCAGCAGGATTAGCTGGACGTAATGTAGCCGCAAACTCATAAGTACAATAAATTGTACTCTTGCCGTAGACATCAGCAGTAGCAATTAAACGGTCAAACTCTTGCTCATTCCAAGCATTACCTTTAACCTTGTTTGCTCTAGGAATATCTGTACTATTAGCTAACTGTTCCATAGCCTTAGCGATTTCCTTATAAACTACTTCATCTAAACCTTCAAGAACAAGGTTATAAACATCAGCCATTGTAATACGACCATCAAGGAACTCCTCGAAACCGATTTCAGCAGCTCCGCCGTATGCAGCCATGTTGACTTCCATTGTATATCCATCAAGTTTAAATGTTTCATATCTACCAGCTAAGCCAACTCTTGTTACAAAACTCTTTGCACGTTTCTTTGAGTACTCGCTTACTCTTACACGGAATACAGGCTTATCACCTTGTGCATAAGTCTTAGTGTCAGCAAACTGACCATAATTTTGCATTACCTTTGCAGGTAAAATTTCATCCAGACCTTCTTCAATCAGTCTGAAAATAGTATTCTTATTCTCGCGGTATAATGCATATGTACCCGCAAGTTCATTCATTTCCTTTTGGAAAACTTCATTAAGAGCTTCAAAAGTTAAATTCTTATCACCCCATGAGAAAGAAGTTGAAGGATTTAATGAAGCTCTAGCAGTAGCTTTAGCTAATGCGAAAAGTTGATCTCTATTTAAAGCCATCGTTATTTCCTCCTTAATTATTTAATTCTTTGAAGCTTTACTGCAAACTGTTTGTCAGGTAATGTATAAGGAGGAACTGTTACACCAGTACCTAAATTCATTTGTGTAAAATGAGGTACAACCTGGAACACAATATCATCCTCAGGCATAGTTTTTCCAACACCCTTTAACCAACCGTCTACATCAATAGTTACATAATCACCAATAGCAAGATCAGGAATAGTGATTTCATCATCACGACCTGTTACAGTTGCTGCTGGAACTGCATTGTCACCAGAACCAGTTGCCGCTGTTCTAAATGTATTGGTTGTAAAAATATCACCAACAAAAGTTCTTAAAAGTCTAGGATAGATAACTCCATCAGACATGTCTTTTGCTAGCATAGCAAAATCTTTATGATTTTGGTATCTCTCATCATATAGCTTCTCTTCATTATAAACAAGGAACCATTCCTTACCGTCAGAAGCTGTGCCCTTCCAAGCCTTACCATTAGCATAATCATATTTCAAAAACTGTCCATTCTCAAGTTGTGCGATAGGTTTACCCTCCGCATCAAGAGCAGGAAGTTGAGCATAGATTTGACCATTGTGTGGAGCAGCCATATGTTGACGTTCTACTTGTCCATAGCCTTTTCTCTTTGCCATATTAAGTATCCTCCCTAATTAATATTTGTGATTCATAACGGATTCGACTGCTCTTACCCATTCAGGTACAGTTGAATCTTCAGTTGTTTTAACATCAAAAGTAGTTACAATAGATTCTTCTTGTTCTTCTACCTTTGAATTTTCATTTTCAGAAGAAGTATCTAAATTAAAATTGACCTTCTTTTCAAAACAAATTACTGCTAATTTTGATTTAATCTCTTCTAATGAATATTCGCTCTTATGTTCTACAACATCCTTCTTATCTTCATCAGAAAGCATATAGAAATCTTTTATAAGGTCGTCCTTCTGCTCGTCTTCAATTTTCTTCTTAAATGCTCTTAATTCTTCTGCCTATTTTTCCAAAGCAGAATATTTAGACTGCAATTCTTGATATTGTTCTTCAGAGACAGTAAATTTCTTCTTCTTTTTATCTTCATCATCTTCCTCATCAGCGGCTCCGCCTTCTCCATCAGCAGAAGGCTTTTTCTCTTCATTTCCACCTTTTGACTCGTCAGATTCATTCTTTTTATCATCATTTTTAGAAGAATCTTCTTTCTCCTTTTTGTCCTCATCTTCTTCTTTCTTGAAATCTGTTGAAGGGACTTGCTCACTAGATGAAGACTCAATTCCACTGACTTCAGCTTTATTTTCAGTAAACTCAACTTGAACAGGAATTTCTTCTGTCTGAGTTAAATCTACTGTTTCATTAGGTTTTGTCATTGCATTGCCTCCTTCTAAAGCATACTTTAATTCCTCCATCATAGTGAACAGAGTATGCTTAAAATCATTATCTAGAGAAAAAGCTGCGCTTATATCCGGAGGGGTAACTCCAGATCCTTCAAAGCAAGGTTCAACTTCATCTCCTAAAATACAAAGTTTTGAAAATATTGCGTCATTAATAATAAAAAATTCTATATTATTTTTTGGATTTGTTGCCCAATGCCCTTTTAAATTTTTATCAAGTTCCATTGAATGAGGTTTCCCTTCATCTTCAAAAACTTTTTTAACCTATTCATATTGACCAGTCCAGAGATAACCAGTCGTCATTAAATAAGTTCTAACTGTTGTATTACCTAGGTCATCAGTATCTTCAAAATCCTTAAACCAGACTTTTGCATCCGGTGCAACAAAACCATAAGGTCTTGTCTTATTTTTAAAGTGAACTCCGTCATGATCAATAGTGATCTCTTCCCCATGATCTACAAAGTCTTCTTTTTCCTACTTATAATATCCAACAATAGGCGCCCCTCTAAGAGTCTTTGCCATTTCTGCGGCAACCGGTTTAGAAATATCACTTTTATTTCGATTTTCTCCTAAGTAAAAAACTTTTATTTCACACTTAGATAGTCCCGGATTGATGTCAAGAGGAGTAAGATTAATAAATTCCGGATCACTTATTGTTGCTACACTACGATGTGCTAATCCCAATGTTTTATCCCCCTTACATACTTTCTTTATTCTTTAGTGTTTTCTCACTCTTTTGATTGTCTTCCTTCTATGGGCGGCCAGCCCCTTCATTTGAAGAAGAGCCTGGCGCCTTCCCTGATGAGCTAGACTTCTTCTTACTAACCATACCGCGCGAACTAATAGCTTCCGCATTCATTACGTTAGAAGTAAGCGGAGGAACAAATACACGTACAAGATCTAGAATATCATTTTCAAAGTATGCATTTGCTAATACTGAACTTTGAGTTTGTCCTAATGCGATAGCTGGTAACATTTTATTGTAACCCATCTGAGCTTGCTCTTTATACAACTTTGCCATATCTTTATAATTATAGATAGTAGTAGTTAAAAGTTGTGCTTGATACCAACATTTTTTAGGTGATTTATTAAAAGGTTCTAGCATTAAATTTAAGAAAGATTCAAATTGAACCAATAAATTATACATAGAAGCTTCATCGTTTAAAATAGAATTATTTAAAGCTGTATTATTGTCACTATTAAATTGTTGTTGAGAAGTACCAGCTTCATTAAATACAGTTCTTTCAACCTTTGCTAACTAGTCTACAGTTGTAGTAGTACCGCGGTCTGACATATCAGCCACATCAACGTCCGCAAAAGTAGTTAATACATCAACACCAATTGCTCTTGTTAACATTCTAACGGCGTTATTATGTAACTCTCCAACTTCATCTAAATCAAATACTAAATCACCATTCTTATCAATTGGCATCTTTTGAACAATAATCTTCATTAATTTCTGCGCCATCTTTCTACGGTCTAAATCTTGCGCCATATCCAAATCAATAAGAGCGGGAATAACAGAAATAAAAGCAGGATAATCTTCTTCATTTAAATTAAATTTAATTGCGCATTTAGGGTCTAATAAATACCACCCTGGAGAATCTCCAGGGAAAGTTGGCATTAACTTCCCTTTACGATATAGATTATATCCCTTCTTAAAGTCTGCAGGAAATAAGTTCAAAATAGCCATTCTTTGTTTTTCATCATGGAAATAATCATCAAAATAGTGCATGTTAAATTCTATAACTGGACGGTTATTTATCTTATAGCGAGTTCTACAATATCTGATAGGTAACTCTTGAACTACCATTCTATCTGGTTTTGAAATTAAATAACCATAATAGCATCCATGACGAATAACTTTTAAAGCTACTTCCCCAAAGAAACGTTTTACCTAAAAAACTTCAAAATATCTTAAAACTTTAAAGAAATTGTTAAACTGTTTCTTTCTATTTTTATCTCTTTTCTTATCTTCCTAAGTAGGCTAAGAAACAATAGGTTCCCCAGTTTCTTCATCTACAGGTGCGGCCAGGTCTGCGAAACCGTTACTATTCTAATCTAGTAACCCCTCACAGTTATCTATATACGGAGTTATAAACCAATCATATTTATAAAGATAAGCCATATAACGACATAGACGAGAATAGATACCGCTTGTTCTATAAAAGAAATCTGAAATCTCTCTCATTCTTTCTATATCTTTCATATTTATTGCTCGTAATACTTCCTTCTTATCTCCTAATACAGGATTGGTTCTTCTATACTCTCCTATTGTTAAAACCGCATCTTCTAATGTTTTAGTACCGACTTTAATTTTGGAAAAATCTAATGAAGAATATCCTCCGTGGGTGCCTTCTAACATTGAATTTTGTCTCATTATTTCCTATCTTCTATTTATCAAAGAAGCCACCTCCGTTAAAAAATATTTGCTCGGTTCATAATATAGTCATACGAAATTAAGTTTTCATCCCAGTATGGAATTAAAACTAACTTAATTCCATGCTTTTTACAATACTATCTTTTCTGCATGTCATAGTATTGTTGTTTACTTAATCCAGATGTTCCACCGAAAATACTTTTTGCTTTATAATGTTGGACCCCTTGATATTCTATCAAAAATTCCAACTAATCATCATCATCAAAAACAGCAAAGTCAAATCTTAAGGCATGACCTCCCTGTCCTATCAGATCAGGAAAACTATACTCTTCTTGAAAGTTTAATCCAGCTTGTTGTAAAATTTCTTCAATTTTTATTTCTGCCCGTGAACTTCTCATAAAAATATATTTCTCCTTTCTGTATACATTTATATTTAAAAAAATATATTTTCTTCTTTTTAAAAACTGTCCTTCAAGAAAATAAAAAAAGCTTACTTATATCACGTCCTTGTCTTTTCTTTCTTCTGTCTTCTTCTTGTTTAATAAAATACAATCCATAAACAAAAGAAGAGAATTTATCCTTTTTAATTCCTCTATTTTCTTGTTTTAAAATAATATTAACACCTTCATTATCTTGAACTAAATTTAACATTTGTTCTCTTAAAATTGTTGTTAAAACAAAAGGCTTCAGATATTCATTTCTTTTTTCTGGAGTCATATTTTGTCCAAGTTTAGTTTCCATTAATTTTGCTTTAGCCTAAGCCTAATCAATCAAAAATTTAATTTTTCCACTTGCCATTTGAGTCTGTGCATAAGTAAAAGCTTCTGTATTAATAGGTGCATTTGCTTTTATTTGATAAATTGCATCTTTCTCATAATCTGAGACACCTTTAAAATATTTTTTATATTTTCCTTCTTCATCATTCTAAACACCAAAAGGCGGCAAATACTATCCCTCTGGAGTTTCCTGCGCTTTTACCATGAAATCTAATAGACCAACACCTAGACCATTTGTATCCATCGCCAGAACTCTAGCTTTATATTTATAAAACAATCGTTTTATATTAATAGCTTGTTGTTCAAAATGCTATGCCTAATATGTATATATATTAACAAGAGACTTAATAGCAACTCCTTGCGGCTGTGGTGTTACTTTAAATACCGTAGCCTAAGTAGTATCGCCTAAACGTCCTACGTCAACTCCAATAACATAATACGCATTCTTACTAGCTCTCCCACTAAATTCATATTCCGGTTGCCGCAAGACTCTATATTTATCAAATTTCTAAGCAGAGAAAAATGCGTTTTCCGCATCTCCTGACCACATACTTCTATACTATCGATCAAACGAATCTTCATTAAATGTTCCAGATAACTTTAACTGATCCACAAAGTCTTCATTTAATAGTCCTTCAACAATAGGAGTTTCATACGTTCCTCCTATTACCATTACCTCATCTGGCTCAATTAAACTTTGTATCAAAAGTTCAATAAGCTTATCATAGGCAAATGAGTTTTTCCAACCAGCAGTAGTAATATAAATTTGCGATTTATTAACCACTTCATCTTTATCTCTTGTTCCATCCGGTAATAATCTATCAACGTTAGTAGTAGGAATAATAATTTCGTTCAAAGCAGTTTGGTCAATAAGAACACATTCTTCCATTAATCCGCCAGTACGTCTTTGTCCTCTACTACTTTCCTTCGCCGCAAGAATATTTATAACAGAGCCATTTTTAAATACATAATTAACATCATCCTTAGATTTTTTAGAAACACCTCTATTCCAGTTTATTTCATTCCCAAGAGCAGGAATTAACTTACAAATCTATTCAATCTTAGCTATTGTAATTGATGCGGCCTGCTATTTACCACCAGTTGTAACAAATAATTGAGAGCCTGGATATAAAATACATCTTAGCATCAATGCCATCATAGATAAGAAAGACTTTGAATAAGCACGCGGAAACGTAGCATAAACATAACGGTGCCGCATAACAGTTCTAAGGAATACTCTCTGATAGAAATAGAAATGAAATGTGCTATCCGGACCCTTCATATAATCTACTAGAAGGTCAGGATATTTACGAAAAAAACTAATTAAATATCTCAAATTATCCATTTGGTCTGTTAATCTCTATTCTGATAAACCTTGTTTTTTAGCATCATGCTAAATATATTCATCTAATATATTATTAAGACTCATCTTCTGCCATCTCTCCTTCCAGTTTTTGAGTATGATTGGTTTCTTCTAATAAGAAATCTTTATAATCTAAAAAATCTTGATCTGATATTTCATACTGATCTAGACCTTTTTTCTTTGCCTACTCGCGATCCTTCTTACGTTGTGCGGCCGCGCGCGCTTCTTTGATATAATCTTCAATTTGTCTTGCCAAAGCTTTATCTTCATAAACAAGAGTCCTAGTATAAAGCTTCATATCATCCATAACTTTATCTACAATATCTCTCGCGGCTTCTACTTTAAATTCTGGAATTCTATGCCCGTTTTTCTCACAAAAGGCAACTAACTAACCCACTGAATCGATGAAGTCAGCCGACTCCTCTTTCTTTTGTGCGGCCGTTACCTTCATAGACTTCCGCAATTGATCATACACACGGGACAGTTTCTGGTAGTTTTCAATATCTCCAATATCAATCGCTTCCATCATTTTTAAATACGTTTTACATATAAACATCAAAGTATTCTTACTGTCCGCATCTTGTATATCAAATGAATTCATCATTTCTGTATACTTAGTTTCGAGTACAATCCATTGATCAGGACGATATGTTCTTCCCCATTTTAAGGCAAGATATTGCATATCTTCTTTTGTAAGGTCTGCCGCAGGGTCTGGTAAATCATCTGCGGAAATAAACATTTCCTATCTAAATGCGTTATCTTTACCAATTGCATCTTCGGTAGGAACATCCATAATATACTCATGTTCCTTTTGAAAAGTAGCACTTACTAAAGTTCTATATTGAGCTTCAGTTATTTCTCCTTTTTCAAACTGTTCTTTATATCTTTCTTGCGTAGCCTAATCTATCATATTCTTTTGTTTTAAATCTTGCTACGCTTTTCTTTGAGCTTTATCGCTTGTAGACCAATCAAACTCTTTCCATTGACTTAATCTCATTTGAGAAAAATACTTTCCTAATACGGACGTTCCGTTCATTCGCTGTCCTTTTTTAGCGTACTATTTTTCTCTAATCTCATTCCATTTTGAAGGTACCCAAGGGAAGTTGGCCTTTTCTATTATCCATAAAAAAGTACTTTCATCAAAATTATCTACATGTAAGGTTAAACAGTTCTTACATAAATCAAACTTCTAACCATTTTTGCAGGTATAAAATTTAATGTCTTCCATGGTACTTTCACATTTTGGACACATTCTTTTTGACACTTATCTCACCTCCACAACTTTCCCATCTTTAACTTTCATATATTTGATAATTTGAGGTTTTGGTTTGATATGTTTTTTACCTTTATTTCTACATTCTTTACAAATTGAATAAAAACCATCCTTACTGGAACTATTCTTTGAAAAAAATTTATTATGAGCTAACTTTATAGCTCCACATCTTGAACATTTCTTCCATTGCCCTTTTTCTCTTTCGCTAAAATACCATTCTAAAAAATCTAACTCCGCTTGCTAAACAATTAATTTAGGTATTTTATTACGCCACAAAGAAGAAATATATTCAATAGAATGCCTTATTCCAAACTCTTCTTCTAATAAATTTTGAATTTCAAGATTTGGTTTTCCATCTATTTTATATACTAATATTTTATAATATAATGGATGCTTTTCTTTTAAAGATTTGTCCACTAAATCTTCTAAAACTTCCATCATATAATAGCCATCCGTATAAAATTTTCCGTAACAATCTTCTTTTAATTTGGAATAATTTCTAAGAAGCGCAGAGACGTGTTTAGGATTCATAAAAGAAATTAAACTTTCATCTTTAATAGTTCCGTCTGGTAATACAGTAATTTTATCATCAAAAGTCAAAGAATGAAAATTTTTAACTGCATTTAAACAAAAGATAGGTTGTTTATAAGAAGTCTTTATTACATACTGGTCTTGCCGCATTTGAATAATTTGCTTCTTTAATAAAAACTTCTTTTTACCGTGTGCCTTTTTTTCTTCCTCCTAAACTTGCTAAATGGCGGATCTTAATTCCCTTAAAGCAGGGATTGTTGCTAAATCCTCCTATGTAATTGAAATTTTAGGAGTAAAAATAATATTTTTATCATTTGCAATTAAATTATATATACCATCTTCGCCCGCTTCGAATTGATCTGCCAGCCCCTAAAACGAAGTCTCCCGCTTATTTATTGTTATCATTCTATTGTCTGTGTTTATTTGTTTACTTCGTTTCTATTCTTTTGTCATTGCGAAAATAATATAATCAGCCAAAATTTCTAAATATCGTTTTGTTAGTTTTTCGGGAGGTGAGGATTCTATAATCTTTTTTACTAATTCATTACGTTCTTCTGGAGTTTTAAGAGTGTAATCAAGTTTTAAAGGATTCTCAACATCCTATTCAGTACTCTCGACAATCTATTCAGAAGATTTTACGTCTTTCTCATTTTCTTGCATTATAAAAGACTCCTTTCTCTCATCCTTATGAGTCTATCATATCAAAAATTTTTACATTTGTCAATCTTGTCCTCACCTCACTTTAATTGATTTTTTTAAAAAATTTGTTTATAATATATTCATAAGATAAAGAAAGAAACAAGAGAAAAAAATACAGAACAGGCGGCGGCTGGTTAAATCTTCGTTTCTTTCTAGAGTAACATCGCATATAACCACCTGCCGCAAGGAGATAAAATTTATGAATACTGAAAACTTTTTTAATGGAATGTTTGGAAGAGTCCAGCCTGGCTTGGTAAGATTTGATATGAATGGTAATATTGCTATTCAGACTTCGACAGGTTATAAGGCATACTCTCCCAAAACAGGTCGTTTGATTAATTGTGATAACTTTGTTTTTCCTATGGGAGAAGATTTCTTCTTCATTATTCCTACAAACAAAGTTGCTAAAAATGATATTATTCTTGCTAGTGGGAAAAATGGGAAGAGAACTCCAAAATGCGTTATCGATGTAAATCCGACTTATATTACCGTTATCAATTATGAAGATGCGGTTGTAGAACAGATTCTACCTGAGAGACATATTATTGCAGGAAATGTATTTTTCTATGGTAAGATTGTTTCTGTAATGAACTTCGGTGGAACAGATGGAAAATTCAATATTAAGAACATGATGAAATTTAAGTTCATGTCTGATATGATGGGCGGAAACAAAGGCGGAAATAACAACGGATTTATGCCTACTGGCGGAAATGATATGATGAATATGATGTTCATGATGTCTATGTTCGGTGGTAAAGAGAATGGATTTACAGACATGTTCAATTTTGATGAGATGTTTGATTTTGAAAACGACGACGCTGATACTGCCGCCAAACCTGTAGACGTTGAAGTTGTTGAAGTAAAACCGGAAGGAGATAACTAATGGGAAGCGGAAATTGGACAACTACATCTTTTGTAGATTATTCTCGTAGCACAGGGAAAAAAGTCACCAGTACTGGAAGTGTAACTTCTAATAATCTGCAGGACTTTTACAAACAGCGTACTATTCATGATGATTTAGTACCTTATAAGAAGATTCGTGAGTGCTGTGATGGTGAGGACCATCCCGCTACGATTCCTGTTATTCTTGCTCTTGATGTAACAGGTAGTATGGGAAGCGCATGCATCAGAACTGCTCAGAAGCTGAATGAAATTATGACATCTCTCTATAAGGAGATTCCTGATGTGGAATTTATGATTATGGGAATCGGTGATTTAGCTTATGATAAATATCCCATTCAGGCTTCTCAGTTTGAAGCTGATGTAAGAATCGCTGAAGCAGTTGACCGTGTTTATATGGAGCATGGTGGAGGCGGGAATTCTTACGAATCTTATACAGCAGCATGGTATTTCGGACTTCACAATACCGCCCTTGACTGCTGGAAGAGAGGTAAGAAAGGTATTATTATTACAATGGGAGATGAGCCTTTGAATCCTTATCTTCCAGGAGGAGCACTTAAAAAGGTTCTTGGATGCCAGTCTGATCAGAACGTAAACACTGAAGACCTTTATAAGGAAGTTCTTGATAAGTTTGAAGTATACCATCTTGCTATTGATGATTATGATAGTAGCTATAAATATCACAAAAAAGATATTAAAGCTTCTTGGGGAGAACTCCTTGGGGATCATTACAAGGCAGTAACTCTTAATGAACTGCCGCAGGCTATTGTAGCTTGCATTACTGCAAGCAGAGATTCGGAGATTCCAGTAGACAATAGCTGGCTTGAAACTCCAGTAGAAGCAGAACCCGCAAAAGCAGACGATTATATTGGATGGTAAAATATGGACGTTAAAATTATTATCGGCGCTAACTATGGCGACGAAGGAAAAGGGCTGGCCACTGATTATTTCGGTGGCCTTGCCAAAGATAATAAAGAAAAAACAATAGGAGTTCTCACTAATGGAACGGCTCAGCGAGCACATACTGTTACTTTGAGTGATCGTAGCAGTCATGTTTTTCATCATTTGAGTTCTGCAACTTTTCAAGGTGCGGCTACTTATATTTGTAAAGATTTTGTTGTAAATCCTATTGTTCTTGCTGAAGAACTCCGCACTTTTCATTTAGCAGGATTACATCCAAAGGTATATATTCATCCAGAGTGCAAAGTTGTTACACCTCTAGATATGATTGAAAATTTAAAAGTGCGAACTTATACAGGACTACATAATACTTGTGGAATGGGCTTTTGGGAAACTCTTCAAAGATACAATGGAGACATTGAACCCATTACTTTTGGAGAACTTGTCAAAATGTCTGGTATTCAATTTACATATTCTATGAATCAAATTTATAATTATTATAAAAGAAGTGTTGCCGCTTCTGTTTGTTTAGCAGCTGAAGATAGAATAAGTATTAGAGGTCTTATTACTCATTTTTACGAAGACGTTCAAAAGGTATGGAGAGATGATGTCTACCTTGCTGAAGATGGTATTTTAAATAGATTTGATACTGTTATTTTTGAGAACGGGCAAGGGCTTTTAATTGGAGAACAACAGCCAACTGTAAATTGGGATTTTTGTACTCCTTCGAATACTGGAATTTATACTGCTATGAAAATTATTGAAAATAATCATTTCTTAGTAGATAATATTGAAGTTTGTTATGTATCTAGAACATATTTAACAAGACATGGAGACGGACCTATAGAAAGTCTATGCCCGTCTAAGTACATTGATCCTTGTATATATGATTTTACTAATATTCCAAATGTTAATCAAGGGACTCTCCGTTATGGACTTTTAGATACACAAAAGCTAGTAGATAGAATTAATGCGGACTTTGCTCAAACCGGATTTTATCCTAAAACTTATAATAAATCTATTATGCTAACTCACTGGAATGAAAATGCTCTAGAGTCTCTCGATGATTTTAGCGACTTCCGCATTTACATTTCTGATGGGAAAACAAGAGAGGATGTAAGATTATATGAAAGCAACTGACGGATATACTGTAAAAACGTTAGAAAGCGTTACTTCTAGTGATAAACCTGGAGTACAAATTGTTTATAAAGTACTCGGGAATGTAAATGGTGATATTTTAGGAGACAATACTATTGTTCTACTAATGGGGGATGGTAGCGTTAATGGAGATATAAAACTTAATCATGGAGAAGTGGTTTTAATTAAAGGTAATGTTAATGGGGATGTAAATGCGGAAACCTTGGTCTGTCCAGAAAGACCTGAAATAGAAAAGGAAGAAAATCCAGCTAAGAATGTAAAATCTCCAAAGCTACCTGTCAAAAAGACCGGCAGCCCGCAAGTTGTACATTATGATGAAACATTAAATGAAGATTCTTGTAAGAGTTGTATTCATTATCACCCTACAGATTCTGAAGATTATGAAGTATATTGTGACTATTTCCAAAAATTTTATCATTCTGCTAAGATTACTTGCCGCACAGGTTTTAAAAGGAGGGATTAATTATGATGAATCCGATTTTCCCCGTTTTAGTTATTTTAACGGGCGTGATTCTATGGTTCTGTCTTAATTCTCTTTTCCCAAAGATTGGAGAAATTATAGGCGGGATCTTCGAAGAAACAAAATTTAATATTTCACAAAAGGAGAAAGAAGAAGAATGAAAGGTATTGTTGGAGCAGTTATTACTGCAGTAGTTATTGGTTTTCTTATGTTAGGGGGTTGTGCGTGTTCAGAAACGATTCCCGCAGGTTATGCAGGTATTGTGTATAATTTGAATGGTGGTGTTGAAGATACAGTCCTGGATCAGGGTTGGAAAATTGTACCGCCTACTAAAAGAATTATTACATATACTATTGGTCTTGAGCAGTCATTTATGACAGCAGATAAAAAGGGTGATTCCGCAGATGATGAAAGTTTTGAAATCCCCACAAAAGAAGGAGCATCTCTTGAAGCAGACGTTGCTTTCTCTTACTCTTTTGATCGCGATAGACTGCCAGAAATCTTTAAAAGATTTAAGGGTCAGGATGGTAAATCAATCTTAAAGAGTTTTATTAAGCCAAAGATGCAGGCTTGGATTAAGGAAATTACTCCGGAGTTTACTATGATGCAAATTGTTGCTACTCAAAGAGGAGTGGTAAATAATACTATTACAGATAAACTGAAAGTGCGTTTTGGTGAATATGGTATTATAATTGATAACATTGCTCTTGCGGACGTTCGCCCTGACGAAGACACCGCTAGATCTATTACAGAAAGAATCCAGGCACAAGAGGCTCTTGAAAAGGAAAAGGTTGTTGCTGAGAAAGATAAGGTCGAAGCACAAAAGGATAAAGAGATTGCTGAGATTAATGCGGAAAAGGATAGAATTGAGGCGCAAGGTAAGGCTGA